CTTGCTGCGCACGATGGCTGATACGCTTGAGATGAACCGCGACGAGCTCGTGCCACCTGATGAAGTAATTCGTCAACGCATGGCCGAGCAGCAACAAGCGATGATGATGCAGCAACAAGCAGAAAATGGCGGCGCACCTGCTGGACCGCCAGGGCAGCCTACGCCTCCAGCACCCCCAGGACCGGGTCAAACGCTTGCGGATGGCACGCCTGTAACTGACCTGCATGCGCCAACACCAAAATAAGTTGACACTAGCTAACAAATCAGTTATTTTATCGAAAAGTAACTAACTTAATGGAGCCAACATGGCTGACATCCTTAGCACACTGAAGCGCGGCGGCAAAGAAATGTCGCAAGAATCTGCTCGTACAGATGGCTTGATGAAAGGCGGTTCGCCCGGCGTTGGCGGTGGTGACACCTCGATTTTCGGTACCCTCAAGGGTCACGGCGGCAGCGAGTACAAGCAGGTCTCAGCGAAAGTGGACGGCCTTTGCAAGTGAGCAAAGCCTGCACCAAATGCAAGCTCGTAAAAGAGCTGACGTTGTTTAGCCCAGATAAGCGGGCTAAAGACGGAAGACAAGCTACGTGCAAAGCATGCGATGCAGCAAAGAAGGCTTTGCTTTTGCAGGACCCAGAATACAAACGCAAGTTTCTTGTCAGGCAGTCTGAGCGTCATGCTATTCGTATGCAAGACCCTGAGTACAGAAGCAAAGAAGCAGGTAAGAAACTTGCTGCGCACAACCGACGTATGCAGGACCCCGAGTACGCCGCTAAGTACCGCGCCCAACAGCGAGAGTACGAAGCAGGACGCCGGGCGGAATGTAGCGCAAGAGCGCGGACAAGCCAGATTAAGCGTTTAGGACACCCGAACCAAGCAAGACCGGCGTGGATTGACCTAGAGTTCGCAGATTTAGTTTTCAGTGAAGCGTATCGCTTGGCTGAGTGCAGGAAAGAGATTACTGGTTTTGACTGGCATGTTGACCACGTAATTCCTCTCAAAGGGGAGTTAGTAAGTGGGTTGCATGTACCGAATAACATCCAAGTCATTCCAGCAGTAATGAACGTGCGGAAGCACAACAGTTTTGTAGTTGCATGATTCGTGTTGATGCTAGGGTCGCTCGCGCATTAGCCCACTTGAACAACCCAGAGATGAAGCCACTGGTGGATTTTCTGAAAGCTCAAAGGCTAGACGTGTTGGAGCAGCTAACCAAAGCAGCAACTGATGTACAGATTTACCGCTTACAAGGTGAGGCGGGAACAATCGGAGAACTTCTCGGATTGGTCGAAGGGGCGGAAGCCTTACTCCTTAAACTGAAGCAGTAGCAGACCGTATCGACCGTACAGCCATTTTGGCAGCGGGTAACGATTCCGGAGCTATCTAGGAGATGTGCATGGCATTGCCACCCAGCATTCAAGCCCAGCTTGATGAAGCAGAGCGTATTTCAGCTGAATTTGCAGAAGCGACACCAGAACTTGGAGAAGCACCTGCAGAAATAGTCCCCGAAGTTGCCCCGCCCACTGAAGAAGCACCGCCAGCCCCGCCTGAACCACCCAAGTCAGACCCTGAAGAATTATGGGAGCAACGCTACCGTTCTTTAAAGGGAATGTACGACGTGGATGTGCCCCGACTTCACGCTCAAACTAAAGAACTAAACACGCAAGTGTCAGTCCTGATGCAAGAGCTTGAAACGGCAAAAACACAGAAGGCAGAGTACGCACCCGCTCCGACCATCACAGATGATGACCGAGAAGCCTTTGGGCCGGATTTGGTGAACCTGATTGAGCGAGCTGCCGAGAGCAAAGTGTCTTCACTTCGCGACCGAGAAGCAAGCCTAGTCAGCAAAATCGACCTGCTGCAAAGCCAACTGTCTGAGATTACGCAGAAACAAGTCGTAAGCGATAAAGATCGCTTCGTCGAAGGGCTAACAAGCATGGCCCCACGCTGGCAAACCTTGAATACAGACCAGGGTTTTCTGGAGTGGTTACAGCAAGTTGACCCAATCTACGGACTTCCCAAACAGATAGCTTTGAACAACGCGTATGAGATGTTAGATGCGGCTCGCGTAGCGGCCATATTTAACGCTTACTCAGGAGCACAAGCCCCTGCGTCGCGTCAGCAACCGTTCCAGAACTTACAGAGTCAGGTAGCCCCAGACTCGTCTCGAGTGTCTTCAACGCCAGTTGAAATGCAGAGCAAGCGGACTTACACCGAAAGGGACGTCCAGGAGTTTTACAGCAACTTGCGTCGCGGGCATTACTCGCAAGACGAAGCGGTTCGTATTGAGCACGATATCAACGCTGCTGCTGCAGAAGGACGCATTCGATAAAGACGCGACTTGACGTGGTAGTGGCACTTCTTAGTTTTTATAAGGAACTACCACCATGTCAACAGTAACACCAGGCGCAGTCTATCCTATCAATGCTGCTGGCTTTAACAGCCCCGGCGGCGTAACTCCATACACCGGCACCGCTTACTCCGGTTCCTTTATCCCTGCGTTGTGGTCTGGCAAACTTGCCCAGAAATTCTACGCAGCGACTGTCTTCGGCGAAATCGCAAACACCGATTTCCAAGGCGACATCTCCGGTATGGGCGATACAGTAATCATTAACACGATTCCCTCAATCACAATTAACGATTACCAGATCGGTCAGAACCTGAACTACGAAGTGCCTGCTCCTAGCACCATCCAGTTGGTTATCAACCACGGTAAATACTTCGGCGTGAACGTCAACAACGTCTTAGAGCTCCAGGCCAAGCCTAAGCTCATGGAGATGTTTACAAACGACGCATCCATGCAGATGAAGACCAAGATTGACGCTGACGTCCTCTTGGGCACATTCAACCAAGGTGCAGCTTACAACCAAGGCGCAAACGCTGGTCAGATTTCTGGCTCGTTTAACCTCGGTACAGACGCAGCTCCTCTCGCACTGACCGCATCAAACATCTTGGCTAGCATCACAGCTATGTCCAGCGTGCTTGACGAAGCCAACGTGCCTGAGACAGACCGCTTCTTGGTGATGTCCCCCATCGAGCGTCAGATTCTGATGCAATCTAACTTGGCTCAGGCTCAGTTCATGGGCGATGCCTCCAGCATCTTGCGTAACGGCAAGATCGGCATGATTGACCGCTTCACAGTCTACGTCTCCAACTTGCTCCCCCGCGCACAAGCCGGTCAGGACTGGATGGGCGCAGCTGCTGCTGGTACAGCTAAGCGTCACGCGCTGATGGCTGGCCACAAGTCGGCAATCACTTTTGCATCACAGATTGCAAAGGTCGAGAGCCTGCAAAACCCCAACGACTTCGGCAACTTGGTTCGTGGACTCAACGTCTATGGATACAAGGTCGTTAACGCTCCTGCGTTGACAACGATGATTGTGTCGGGCTAATAGCACGCAGCAGTAAATGGTGGAGCTCTGGTGGCTCCACCAAATTATTTTATTAGGGGAAGGCTATGGCTACTACAGCTCCAAAAGACGCAGTAACGATTCCAGCCGAAGTACTCCCTTTATCTGCCACTCCAGCTATCGACGACCTCGTACGCACTGGTTTCTACACGACGCAAGCCAAGGACATGCAGTCCTCAATTGCCAACGTAGACACCCTTGTGAGCGATGGAGTGTGGCCGGCTACTGCGCAACTTCTTGTTGCCGGCGGCAGTAAAGATGAGCTAACTAACGCAGGACTTGCACAGTCGCAAGTGTCGCTATTCTCATGACAAATTCAACCAGCCAGCAGATTATTGACCGCGCTGTCCTCCAGCTCAACGACTTAAAGAGCATACGGTGGACGCGTCCCGAGCTGCTGCGCTGGGTGAGCGACGCACAGCGTCAGATTGCCATGATGGTACCCAGTGTTTGCTCGGCAACAGAGACTATGAAGCTAGTGATGGGCACGCGCCAACGGCTGCCTGAGGCTGGCTGGCTCTTGCTTGACGTACACAACAACATCACCCTGTTCGGCGCAGACTTGTATGAGCGTCCGGGCAGAGTTGTACGGCTAATTTCACGAGACCTACTTGACCGGTTTAATCCAAACTGGCACGGCGATAAGACGTCGGCTACGGTCGTGAACTACCTGTACGACAACCAAGACCCATACAACTTCTGGGTCTACCCACCAAACGATGGCTCGGGGCGTATCCAAGTGACGTACGCATACGTGCCCGCTGAACTCAAGACCGAGTCACAGAGGCTCGAGATTCCCGCGCTTTACGACGCAGCGTTGACTGACTACGTGATGTATCGCGCGTGCAGCAAGGACGCTGAGTACGCGCCCGGTCTTGCGCTTGCCCAAGGCTACTTCACAACCTTCTCAGCTGTGGTTGCAGGTAAAGACGGCGCAGAGAAGGCCAATACGCCAAGACTTGCTGCGGGTGCACGCGGGCTCGTTCAGACGGGAGCTAATCCGTGAGCTACGACACCACCGCTAAGTACGACCTGTTTCTGCCTGAGCTGCTCCAGTACGTTCCTGACGTACCTGAGAGCGTGGCGATTAACGCTATTCGTAACGCGTGCATCGAGTTTTGTGAGAAGACTCGCTACTGGCAGATGGACGCAGACAGCATGAAGGCGTCAAACAACATCGGCGAGTACGAGATTGACATCGACTCCGGTATGAAGTTTGTCGACGTGTTCTTTGGCTACTACAACCAACGCTTACTCGTCCCCAAAGCCGCTGACGAGCTTG